ACTGCGGTCGCGCCTGAGCCCAGGTTGTCGCAAGAGCCCCCGATCATCGAGATCCCGGACAGCCCTGAATCCACTACGGCCAGGCTCGCCAGCGGGTGGGTGGTCGTGTCCGACCAAAAATATTTGCCGCCACTGACTGAGTTGAACGACGAGGCGAAGTGGAAGCAGGCGGTGATGTTGTCGTCGCACTCCTGGTTGGTAAATGTGTTGTTCGATCCGGTGACTTCGAAGCTGTAAGTCGGAGAGTAAGTCGCAACCGGGAAGCCGTAAGAGTGGATGCCGTCGAAGCCGTTGCCTCCGCCGCGAATTTCAAAGCCGGCCTGCGATGCGTTTTTGACAGCTCCGGAAATCAGCTTCGCATCCGTGGCCGATTGCAAAAACTGCAGGCCATAGAGCGGCGTGGTGGGCGGGGTGCCGCCAACTCCGCCGGTGCCGCCGGCGAAATTTCCCGTGGTGTACTCGACATAGAAATCGATAATCGTTTCTTCATAGAAGTTGGAGGCGGAGACCGACTGCCCCAGGACAGCCGCGGGCAAAGCCGTGTCATAGACCGCGACGCTGCCGATAAACCATTCTTTTCCGTTCAGCAGTTGCAGCCCGTAGCCGCCATTTTCCGCATTGCCATTGAAGCTGAGGCGCTGAATCGAACAGCCGAGCGGGGTCGAGCTTCCACCCTTATAGAGCAGCGCTCCGATACCGGGTTGGTTGTATTCGCTGGCGATCACGGTCACGTCTTTGCCCGCACCCTGAAGATCGGCGCAGGTTCCGTTGTCGGGCAGCGTGAGCCGCGACGAGATATAAAAAGAGCCGGCGGGAAACAGCAGCAGCCCGCCATGTGTTCCTAAAGCTCCGGCAGCGGTGATGCCGGACTGGATGGCCGTGGTGTCGTCGGTCATCCACTGGACCGTCTGCGCGCTCGCCGATCGCGGCGCTGCATTGGTGAGCGTGACATCGTGCGCATCCACGAAACTTGCGATGGTCGTGATGAAGACGGCAGCACCCGCCGGATTCTGCCCGCCGAGTGCGACTGTGGTCAGCGTCCAGTTCGTGCCAATGGCGCAGCCGAGTCCTACCGGCGAGCCGCAGCCGGCATTTGACTGCAACACTTCTTTTCCGCTGTTGGTCGAGGCGTAGAGATACCAGGCAGTCGCGCTCTGCCCGGCCGCCGGCGAAGACACAGTGACCGTATTGGCATTTCCGCCGCACGCGCCTGTCGCCTGGCTGCCTTCGATCGAGCCGATGGAGCGCGAAGTGGGCTCATAGTACGCCGTCTGGTAGTAGACGGTGGCAGCGCAGGGGATTAATCCGCCAGAGGTCGAAGTGGAAGAGCCGGGAGTTGTGGGCGCAAAAATTCCCGCGCCCTTGGTCATTAAAACCTTCCCCACGTCAGCCAAGGTGAACGTCGCCGTCCCCGAAGAGAATATTGCGCTGGTACCGATGAAGATGCCATCGGACACGGTCTGCACGTCGCCCTTCGCCCCATAATTGGTGACCACCAGGAAGGGCAGGGAAGTGGGAGTGTTAGAGGCGCCGCCCAGGGTCACGGTGTAGGGACTGTTGCCGCAATTATTCTGTACGCAGACCGTGATGTCGTATGTTCCCGCCGGAGCCCAGAAGCCGATGTTGCCTTGCGCGTCGCCGGTGGATTGGCAATTCGAAGGCTGAGGATCGGGGGTATCTTGCGCGCCGTTGGAACAGGCCACGCCCGCCGAAGTGTAAGTGGTGGCGTAATTGGTGCAGGGCACCTGGTTCGCGGGCGAATTGCACACGGTAAGAATGGGCGAATTGGGCGGAACGTTGGCCACCAGGAACGGCGTCGCCGTGGTCGAGGAAACCGAAGGGAAGGGCGCGGAGTAGCGCACATTCTGGGCTTCGGTGAAAGAGCAGGCCAGCAGCAGAGCAACGAAAATCAGAACAGAAAAGCGGCGAGACGAAAATAGTTTAAGTGTGGGCATGAGAGCGTGGTTCCTGGATTGAGTCGATTTCGAGCGGGGCGGTCAGTAGATGACGCGCAGCAAATCATTCCCGGTGTCGCCGATATAAGTTTTGCCGCGATTATCGGGAGTGCATCCGACTGGACCCACGCCCTGATTGACTACCCCGGCGAATGCCGCGTAGATAGCAGAGAAACCATCGCCTGCGTATCCGCCGCCGGTGCCATAGAGTGCATTATTTCCTGCCAGGGTGCGGAGGATTCCGCCAGTCACCGTCCGGACCACCGAGTTGAAGGTGTCGCAGATCACGAAGCGGTTGAAGAATTTGTCAAACTTCACGTCATAGGGATGATTCAGCATTCCACTCGTGGCTGCGCCGCCGTCTCCGGAGTAGCCTGCGGTCTGGTTTCCGGCGAAGGCGGTTACGGTTCCCGCCGTGCTGAGTTCTCGAACTTGATGACATCCCCAATCCGCCCAATAGAGATTCCCGGAAGCGTCCACCGTCATACCCAACGGCCAGAATGTTTTGGCGCTGATTCCAGTTCCTCCATTGCCGGTGCAGATTCCTGTTCCGGTTCCCACGATGGTCACCACATTATTTGACGCAATACTGGTGACGCCATAAAGGGTTTGCGAAGTGCCCTGGGTGTTGACGATGCGGATGCGGTCGTTGTTGGTGTCGGCAATGGCCACGTTTCCTGCTGGATCGACAGCGACACCCTGAACACAGTTGAAGGTCGCGGAGGTTGCTAGTCCTCCGTCTCCGCTATACGTACCCGTGGTGCAGGTGCCTCCGGCGCTGGTCGCGCCCGAACCCGCGAAGGTCGAGATCACGCCGGATGTCAATAATTGTCGAATGCGATTGTTCTGCTGGTCGGCGATGAAAATCGTATTTGAAGAATTGATCGCGAGTCCGACCGGATGCGAAAAGGTTGCGCTTACCCCTTGCCCGCTGTCGCCCGTAAATCCCTGCGCTCCGGTGCCAGCGATGATGGCGATGCAGCCGGGGCAAATTCCCGCGACGTTGTAGAGCGTCTGTATCGTCGTCTGCATGTTCACGATGTCGATCGTGTTGTTGTTGATGTCGGCGAAGATCAGATTTCCTGCGGAGTCAAAGACAATCTGGCCCGGCCAGAAAAGATTTGCGTTCAGCGGCGAGCCGCCATAGTTCGCGAACGCACCCTTCGCGCCTTCCGCCGCGCCCGCGAAACGGTAGATGTTTGGCCCGGTAATAGGTAAGGCTGGAGCTGAAGCCGACCGGAAAACCACATTGATCGCTGCCCAGTCGGTGTTGGCGCTCATCGTCCAGGTGGGATTGACCGGACTCGTGCTCGATGCGGTCAAATAGGAGGCCGCTGTCCCTTCGTTGGTGCCGTCGTACTTGATTACGGGGAGACTGAATCCCGAGCTGATGCTAGCGGTAAAGGTTGCTCCGTTGGTGCCCGCTCCTGTGACCACGAGGTCTCCGGCTTCACCAGGAGTCACCGCACCCGGCGAAAAAATCGACGCGCCAGCCGTGTTGACGCCGTTCAGGGCATAGACCGGATCGATCTGCGAAAGTCCCTTACAGGCATAGATTACAGCAGAGGGAAGCAGCCCCGACTGAGTCAGCAATGTGAAGGTTTGCGAGGCGCTGGTGACGGGATTAGGGACGTAGGTCACCAGTATGTTCGGCGCGACATTGACCCCATATTCCGACGTGTACCACCAGGTATTGTTCAGGTTGTCGGAGAGGTAAGCGGAGAAGATGTAGCCATTGGTCACCGCAATCAGCGTCGTCGCGCCGAGCGTATTGATCGGAGCTGAGGTGAATGCGCCGCTGACGGCGACGCTGGCGAAGCAGGAGGCCTGGGTGGAGGCACCCCTGCCGAGCAGCCCCGCGTTCACGTGCGCATTCCCCTGGAAGTGAATGGTCACCGTTCCGGAAACATAGGCGGTCACGCACACCAGAAACGAGCTATAGCCTCCTACCGCCGCAACATAGACTCCGTTGGCGGTGACGGTGGATTGCGCCGTCGCCGAAGTCGAGGGCGTGACCTGAGTGTTGACGGCGGGATTTCCGCCGATAGCCACTTCGGGCTGCAGCGTAGCCGACCAGGTTCCGGTCATCTGCATGCCGAGTGTGGCGAGTCCGGTGACGTCGATGGGAGCGGTGCACTGGTTGGCGGCAGAAAGAGTTTGAGTAGTCTGGCCGCGCGCGAAGTGTCCGGCCAGAGCCAGAAACAACGCGAGCATCAGAACGCGGATGCGCATAGAGTTCTCCTTGTTTTTTGAAAGTGCGAGCAAGAGTGAAAGGTGAAAGCGTGAAAGCGAAAGTGAAGGTGAAAAAATCCGCTAGTACACGCCAGAGACGGTCACATCGTTGGAACCGACCGTCGCGTTGATGGTGCACGAGCTGTTGGATTTACTGGCCACATTGCAGCTCCCGCCTTCCCCGGAACAGACGCAGGAATGAATCGTGGTGAAGGTATGGGGATAAGTGTAAGTACAGGTCCCGCTGCATCCTGAAAGCGTGGTGGATTGCACATACTCACCTGACACGGAAGCGGGCACCGAAGTGCCACAACTCCAACTGTCGCCGGACTGGGTATAGTTCAGGTGTTTGCCCACAGAATCCTGGCAGTCGGGAACGGTGACCGGCGCGGGATCGGCGCTGGCCCCTTCGCCCACGGCATACTGATGCGCGGCCAAAGCTAGTCCGGTAATGGCGTTGCCGTTACCTTGGTTGATCGCCAGCGTATGCGGCGAGGTTCCGGGGTTCACATTGCCGGCGCCGCCCGGCGCGACGGTTTGCCCGTTGTAGTTCACGCTGTAGAGTGAGCCGCACCCCGCACTCACGAGTTCCAATTGGGAGCTGGTGCAAACCAGAGAAGTTGGGCTCAGATTGAGATCGAAAAGTCCGGTGACTCCAAACGCGGCCGCGCTGGAGTTGTAAGTCGCCGGACCGATGGCCACTGCATTGGTGCCGTTCCACAGAAACGTCTGTTGAGTAAGTGCATTCGCGGCAATCGTCGGCGCCACGCCACCAATCACATTAGCCGGATAACTGAAAACGTGGCCGCCGGATGCGTCTTCTGTGATCTCAAATGTAATAAGGCCCGGCGGAGTGATACCGACGGCAGTCAAAGGCTGACTGGAGGCGTCGCCGGTGAGTGTGATTGTGAACAGTTGATTCTGCGCTGCGTCCTGGAACGACGGCGTCGCGGAATAAGGAACAGCTGTAGTCAGAGTGCTCGCGCCGCCGCCGATGCCGTTCACGGTGTAAAGCGTCGAGCCGGAGGAGCAACGCGAGCCGCCCGACGATTTCACCCGAAAGCTATAAGCCTGGCCCGCCTGCAGCCAGATGTTCGCGGATCCGCCGGCGGAGAGAATCACGGGATTCTGGTTTTTCGTCGTGCCGCTGGAGTCGGTGTAAGTGTCAAGGTTGCTGGTGGTCTGAGTTTGGTAGGTAAAGACGCAGCCAAAAGCCAAAGGGAGCCCGGTCTGATCGAACAACTGGAGCTGCGGCACGGGAGCCAGGGTGACCGGAGTCTGGGCCTCGGATGGCACGAAGGTACTCAGCAGTAACAACATCAAAGCGAACGAAGTAACCACTCCTTCGTGGTCTAGAAGCCGGCGGAGAGCGCGCATAAAATTAGGCATGGTTGAAAACGACTCCATCGAATACGAGATCGTGAACTGGGAAAAGCGCGAAGTGTGGAAGTGCCAGGGCGAATGCAAAAAGTATCGCCATCGCCGCGCGCTCCCCGGCATCCTGTCGGCGGTCTGCTGTGGCGTGCCTGCGAAGCTGATCGATCGCTACGAACAACCGAAACCTTTCATGGTGGCGAATCCGCTGCCGCCGTCACCCGGCGCACAATAACCGGAATCCTTTCGACTCCCGCCTTCTGCGCCGCCAGCGCGCGATGCCGCCCATCGACCGAAATGATGTTGTTGTCCGCGTCGCGCGTCTCCAGCACAGGCTGAACCGGCTGGCCATTCTTGTAAGACTTCGCCAGCTTATTGATGTATGCCTGCGATTGCCTGGCATTCAGCCCGCGCACGTTGGCGTCGGTGTCTGCGATCGCGGATTCATCCACGCCCCAGCGTTTTGCCAAAGCAGCAGGCTCGGCAGTGGTGAAGACCCCGCCCTTGGCTGCAGGTACTTGTTCGACAGATTGCTGCAGCAGGGAAGTGAGATCGCCTTCGTCTGCAGTTGGCACGGCTTGGGACGCGGTTTGGGTTGCAGCTGGGCCTGTATTTTGTTTCGCTTCGAGCGCATCGGAAAATTCCGGTCGTCCGGTTTCGGGATCCGTAACGATGGTGCGCGCCGCCTTCCTGACCGGGACTCCGTTCTTTTCCATCAACACCGTGCCCGGACCCTGCTTGATCTTTTTTGTCCAGGCCGAACCTTGCGAGTCGGCATCTTCGAATGCCTTCACCTGGTCCGGACTCACTTCGCCGTGGGTGTAGCTCTCGCCGTTGTTGAGCACCGCGCTGAATTGCTGTTTCGCGGGATCGTACTTGTAGCCCTTCAGCAGCGAGGAATCCGGCGTCGCGGTGAAACCTTCCGGTAAGGGATCCGCGGCGGCAGTGATCTGCTTTTGCAGGTCGGTGAGTGGGGCACGGGGAGTCTGCGCTGCGGGTTTCTCAGCGGCGTCGGCGATCTGCTGCTTTAGGTTGGTCTGCGGACGAGTAAAGATCGGTTTGCCTTTTTCGAGAGGCTTGCCGCCCGCCATTTCATAGTTAGTCTTGCCGCCGAGGGAATCGTTGATCTGCTGTTTCAGGTCCGAGAGCGTGGCGCGAACTGGCTGAGGGGTAGCCGCGGGTGCAGCAGTCTCCGGGAAGGTCGCCGCCGGAGCTGCTGCCGGGGATTGCGCCGCGGGAATCGCCGAGGCTGCGGGCGATTCAACTTCAGGCAGGCTTTGACTTGCTGATTCCGTCTGTGGGCTGGTGACGCCTTCAAGTTCATCGCTGGCGCTTGCGATTGCACCCGAAGGTGCGCTTTCCGCGGCACGCCGCGCCATACGCTTCGCAACGGTTTTTCCGAGCGCACGGCCTGCTGCCGCGCCAGCCGCTGCGCCGCCTAAGGGCTCGCCCGCGATCGCTCCAATCTTTCCTCCAATTGCCCCACCTGCAGCCGTAGCGATATTTTCTGGTGTCGCAGCTTCTCGAATGACACCCGCGGTTTCTTTAGCGACGTTTCCGACGGCCCGCGCTGCGCCTGGAATTTTCGGAACTATACGCACTGCGCCTTCCGTCGCCGCAGTCGCGACTAAAGGTGCCGCCGCGTGACCCGCCACTCCGCCCACGTCGCCCTGAGCTGCAGACTGCTCCATGCCGGGAACATTGACACCCACTGCCTCCGCCGTGGGCACTGTGACGTTGCGATAAAAAGCTCCGTGCGCTTGGCGTTCGGGTGAATTATCCGCCGCAGCGTCGGACGATTGCTCGTCATGGAGCTTGCGGACTAAATCTTCGTGTGTGTCGGTGAGGGGATCGACTGCAGCGTGCCACGCGCCTTTCGCCATGCCTCCAAGATCGGAACCAAGCGTGACCCAGAATCCGGGATGCTGTATCGGTTGATCTTGAAGCGGCTCTAATTTCGCGCCGGAGCGAACGGCGTCCTGTGTGCGGTCGGCAGGAATGACGCCGCGCGATCCATCCGGCGCGACGATATGCACCCCGGGCTTGGCTCCGGCTTTCACTGCCGCCGCCAATTGACCGGGAGGAATATCGCCCAAGGTGCCGTCGGGCGCGAAGATGGGAACCGTGCTCACTGGTTTCTAGCTTTGCCGCCGAAGGTCGAGAAGAAGTCGGTGCTCGGCGTCTGTGGTGCTGCCGGTTTCACTCCCATCCGTCCTTTGATGGTGTCGATATCCGACTGGTAGGACTGATGGCGATTCGCCATGTCCTGCTTGAGGGTCTGGACTACTTTCATGGTGGCGGAGAATGGAAGGTTGCCGTCCACTACCTCCTGCGCTTCTTTCTTCTGGGTATCACTGAGTACGCCCACGCCGGTTGCCGAGTTCAGAACCTTTGCCACTTCGCTTGATGCGGTTTGCCGCGCCGCGTTCAACGCTGCCATGTTGTCGGTGCCGATCATTCCGCCGGTGATCATGCGCAGTGGGACGTTGGCAAATTTCGCGCCCAGGTCTGGAATCTTTGCGGCAGTCTGCGCGTAGAGATCGAGATTCTTCAGCGCCGTGCCTTCGAAGGCACTCATGGAATCAAATTGCTTCTGTAGAGACTTCAGCGAATTCGTGTCGGCGTTGAAAGTGGCCTTCGTGGAAGCCAGATCGCCGTCAGGATGAAGTTCTGTCGCGCGTTTAATGATGGCAGCCGTCGTCCCTGGACTTCGGCTGAAACCTGCAGGCAATGTGCCCGTCTTGAAATAGTTCTCGGCTTGCTGGTCGAGCGCGGTGCCCGCGCCTCCCCCGCCGAGCTGATTCCCGAGCACGAGTGCAGTGGGAGTTTGTTTCGCCTTCCAGGCAAGAAAACTCGCGGGTGTGCGTTGCGCGGGCGAAAGCATTTCGCCTGGAATGTGCGGATCGTTGAGATAGGAGCGCAGTTCCGCTTTGTCCGGTGCTTCCATCGGTCCGCCAGGCATCTCAGCGCGCAACTTTTGCTGTGAGGTCTGCGCTTCCATGGCCTTGGTCGCAGCTTCACTTTCTTGCGCGCTGATCTGCCGATCCTTCTCCGCCTCCGCGAGAATCGCCGAGTGTAAGCGGATCGCGGGGAGATGCTGCGCGAATTGATCGTCGCCGGGATACTGCGTTGGTTCTTTGGAGACATCCACGCCCACATTGGCGAGCGACTGCAGGCCGCGCTGATAGAGATCCTGCTTCTGTTCGGGCGGAGCCTGGCTCACCTGGTCATGCACGCCCTGAATCAAATCCGATTTCTTTTGTTCTTGAGCAAATTGCTCGTCGGAAAGTTTTGTGAGATTCTGCCGCTGCTGGATGAGTCCGGCTTGCGCCTGCAGCGCAGCTTGTCCCGATCCGCCGTTCGAGGTAATCAGTTTCGGAACGTCGGCGAGCGTGTTCTTTGTCGGGTTGTACTGCGTCATCGCCTTAGTGAGCGCGTCCTGATCGTTTAACTGGCGCTGCTGAGCCTGCATCTGCAGGGCGCGCTCCTGCTGCTGCTGCTGCAGGTCGGAGGTCTGCTGTTTCAGGTTGGCGACGCGCGCGAATTCCGCCAGCGCGTTCTGCGGAGCCTGCGCGATCTGACTTGCGTCCTGAACGATGTTTGGTGCGGGTACGGTTCCCATGGTTTTATAGTCCTGCGAATTGTCCTGCCATCTCTAAGGGCGACGAGCCGCCGCTGAAATCCATGTTTCCGACTCCACCCGCAACTCCACCAAGCATGCTGCTGTAGGCGCTCGACTGGCCCAGGATTCCCTGAGCCTTCGCCGCCGCCGCATTGTTGATCTGCTGCGCTTGCTGCTGTGCGGCGGTCATGTCGATGTTGGCCGTGTTCCCCGCGGTCTGGTAGTTCGCATTGGCCAGTTGCCCGGTCGAGGTGAGTCCGGTATTGACCGCACCCTGCGCCGCGCCCACGTTGGTTTGGTACTGGGAAAGTGCGTTGTTGTAAGTCTGCTGGTAAGCGTTCTGCGCTAACTGCTGGCCGTAGCCTTCGAGCGCGGTTCCGGTTTGCCCGGTCATCAGCGTGCCGTTCGCGGCCGCGTTCTCGTCGATGGCCTGCGTGCCTTGCTGTAACTGAAACTGATAGCCGGGCGTCTGCTCGGCTTGCTGCAGGGTGGGAGCGGTGAAACCCTTGCCCAGTAGGGTGCTGAGCGAATTGGCGGCGGTCGAGCCCAACGACTGATAAGGCTGCTCGGCCTTGGTAGTGTTTTCGAGCGCGGTCGATTGCGCGCCCAGGGCGGCAGTCTGATTCTGTTTTTCGAGCTGCTGCGCCTGCTGCGCGCCGCTCACTTCCGCTTGCGACGCATTGCCCGCCGCGTTCGCGCCCAGGATTCCGCCGACGATCGAACTAACGAAGCTCATAGATTAAACTCCTCGAATGGGACTCACCTTTAAGGCGAAGTGGGGCGACCCAATCGTTGAACTTCTTAAGCTGTTGCAAGATGAACAGCGCCAGATAAAAAGACATCGAAAAACCTGCGGACGAATCCAGCAGGGCGGTGAGTGGATGAGGAAAAAACGCGAAGTTAAAATTCAATTGACTCGCGAAGAGACGCTTAGAGATGTCATTCATCAGATTCACATCATCCGGAACAGAAAACGGGGAAGACGTGCCGACGGCAGACCTAGCTTCAAGCCTACGGAAGACGAAAAGCGGCTTATCAGAGCGCAATTCTTCGCGATGCACACAATGAGCGTAAGCGGACAAGGGAAAACCGAGAACGACCGATTCTGCTTCGTTTTTATGGATGGTCCGTACTTCGCGAAACTTTGCGAGATAACAAAAGAACAATACGAACGCGAAGGGGGAGACGGAAGCGCAATTACCAAATGGGGCCCGCTCGTTTATCCTCACGACTAGCACGGTTTCGAGATTCCCAGACACACGCGATCGCGCAACACTCCGCCCTTCAGAAAACTGCGGCGGTTGATGCCGTAGATTTGAAAGCCCGCGCGACAGGCGAAGCGGACGGCTAAAGTGTTGCCGCGCTCGATCTCCCCGACCAGCCGGCGCGCCTGGGAGTTCGCCCACATCCAAGAGAGCATTCGCTGGAACGATGTCAAAGCTACGACGCCATAGCTGCGCGGCAGAAATCCGGTGTGGGCTTTCCAGCACGCCCAGGTGTCGGGGATGAAGATGCCGAAGCCGAACGGGCCTCGGTCGTCTGCGGCCAGCAAATAGGTCACCAGGTCGGTTTCGATCGGCGTCCAGGCCTTCGGGTCGGAAGTGAAGTCGTCCGACACGTGCGGAAAGACTCTGGGGTGCGTGGCCAGAGCGCGAATCGCCGCGTAATCGCGCGAACGGAAAATCTTGATATCACTTTTGCCCAGGGGGAGTTTGCCGAGCACGCGCGGTTCGCCATGGACCTGGTTGAGGGCTCGCATCGCGTCGTTGCTGATGGTTTCTTCCATTCAAGAGGCGCTCACGGCCAGGTAACTGACGGAAATCTCCAGCGTGCCATTGCCTAGGGTCAGATTGCCGCCGGCGCTGGCATTAAGCCCGAAGTTGAAACCTTTTCCGAGAAGTGCGGAGCTGGGCTGATCGGCGGGGCCGTCGTTGAAAGCGCTGACGTGAACCTGACTGGCGGCCTGATCCACAAATCCGGCGGTCAAAATATTGGTAATGTTTTGCAGGTTGAAGGCGAGACTGTCCCATCCCAGGTTGAGCGAAACGGTGCCCGCCGTGTGGTAGGCAACTCCCCCGAAAACATAGTTAAAAACAATCGAGACCGGGACGAGAATTTTGCCGGCTTGTCCGGGGACGATGACGATGGGGCCGCTGGTAAAAAGAGCTAGCAACTGAGCGCTGGTCAAGGTATAGGTCGCGGTTTCCAGCGCGCTCGCGGCGCCAGCGGGAGGAACTTCCGGCCACCAGTCGGTACCGTCCGATTTGATCTTAATAAAGCTGAATTGCGCGGTCAGGATGTAGGGTCCGCCCTCGACGCCGTTGAGCGTGTAGGTGTTGCCGTCGGCGGAGGATTTCACGTAAGTGATTTCCATGTTCTGATTCGACTGCCCGGTCGAAGCATTGAGTCCGGCCGGCGGCGGGGTTTCCGCGTAGCTTCCGGCGGAGGTGTCAACCAGGTTGAGCGGCAAAAGCAGCTGCAGCGTCAACAGAAACTTTTCCACCTGTGGACCGAGGCCGGCGCCGCGAAATGCCGGCGGAAACAAATTGGTCTGCGTCGTCGGCATTTACTGCGTTGCCAGCTTCCCTTGGAAAAAAGCGTCATTAAAGCGCCAGGGATAGGGATCGGTCCAGCTCACATCCCATAACCGTTTTCTCGCACGGCCAAGCATGCGCTTGATCACCCGCGTGTCGTACTCGCCCGGCATGCCCACGCTGATGAAGTAGGTGTTCGAGAAAGTTCGCCCGCCATCGTCCGACCACCGCAGCATGAGATAGGGTGGCCGCGGATTTCCGTCGCCGTCAGTCAGCCCAACCGGACCAACACCCGTCGGCAACACAAATTCGAGTTCGTCGAAGTAGAGCCACTTATTTTCTTTGGCGATGGTCGGGGTTCTGCGCCAGCCACGGATGGGGTTGCCGTCGTCGTCGAGATAGTTGGAGCTGAGATCGTAGATATTTCCCGAGGCCCAGTCGCCCACCAGGTGCTTGCCGAAGTTGTAGGTGTGGCACATGGCCCGGTCCGCGATGTAGGCGCCATTGGCCAGCACCCAGTAGCCGCGCTGGTGCCAGAGATTCTGAGAAACGTCGTAGCACCAGGTCACATTCGCCGCGGGGAAATAAATCACCCAGAAGGGATGACCATTCTCCTGATAGGTCCAGCCGACGGCGTCGGAAGTCACTCTGTATTGCTGCCAGGCCAACTCGACCGCGTGAGTGGAAACTCGTTGCCCAGCATAATTCGACATGCGCATCGCGACCAGTGCGCCGCGCTCATCCTGCGACAACCAGAAAACCGAATTGTCGAGCTGCACCGTGGCAAAGGCCGCGCACGCGCCAGTTTCGAGGGTTGCGCCCTGCACTGGAATAAATACCGGGAAGCCCGCGCCCGCGTTGTAGTAGACAATGGCTTTTTTGGCGGAGAGAAAGGTGGGCTCGCGATGGTCGCAGATCATGGACGTAATGTTGTCGGGAAAATAAGAGAGCGTCGCGATGTTCAAGCCCTGCCAGGTGGTCGCGTCTTCCAGGTTCGATTGCTGGAAGGTGTGCGAATTCTGCAGGGTGGCGATGATGTAGCCGTCGTCGAAGCCGATCTGCGCCACCGGCCCGTTGAATTGCGCCATATTGACCGCAGCCAGGACGTTGGTCGCGAGTGTGAGCACGAAAAGATTGCCGTTGTTCAGCACAACCAACTGAGTTTCATTGGCCGTGATCATGGTCGGCGTCGAGGGTGCTGCGCCCAGCGAACCCCAGTTGATTTGCGCGCCGGAGGCGTCGAGTTCGTAGAGACTGCCGCTGGCGAAAAACGTGCGCCCGTTGACGGTGAAGCCGCCGGGCACGCTGCCTTCGGGCACGGTCGCGAATTTCTTTCGCCCCGGCGTCTGCAGCAGCGCCATCGGAGTGGCCGCGCCTTCCGATTCGGATTTCTCGCAGTAGCAGTTCATCGCAATTTCGTTGTCGATGATGGGCGAGGACGCGGTGTAACTGGGGCCGCAGAATCCGATAGAAGGCATGAGAGAAGGGAAGAGAAGAGTTAAGTCGTTTTCGGTTTGAAGTGTTCCAGTTGATCGACCGCAGGCAATAGATGCTTGGCGGCAAAATCAGCGGGGCTCATCTGCAAGTCTTCGCGCGGAACGTCGATCACCACCCATGATGCGGAGAGTTTCGCGTTCTTCTTTTCCTTGGGATCATGCAGGCGCACGGTGAGTTTGAGGAAATCCGGTCCCGCCGGAGGTGCGGTCACGAGAATCACTTTCTTTTGTTGCGGGTCCCACACCCGCATCTTGCCATCGGGAATCTCTTCTATTTGATCGGCCATGCTAAAGTTCCTTTATGGATCGGCGAGGATTTCTGAAACTGTTTTCCGCTGGCGTCGCGGGCATCGCGCTCGATCAGGCAATTCCGCTGGGCCGAGTGTGGAGCTTTCCAAAGAAGATCGTCCTGCCTGTGTTTGCTGGTTTCGATCCGGCATCCGGAAGCGATTTCACGGTCGAAGAGTGTTGGGAACATCCCTTTAAGGTCGGTACGGCGATTCGGATTCGGCTACCACAGCGCTTCATCATCCGCGATTACATCGGCGATTTCAGTCAGCCGGAACAATACAAAACCGTGACGCTACTCAATCCCGATGACAGGTTCTCGATTGAAAACGTGAACATCGAAAACTAACTCACTGCGGCCTTCCTCCCGGATAGTTGCCATACGCCCAGTTGAAATCCTGCTTCTGTCCGCTCGGTTTCGCGCTCGGCATTCCCGCGTCTCGCGTGGACATGCGCGGACTCTTGACGTTGTTGCCAAACACCGCCGCCCGCGCCTGCAGAGCCATTCCCGGCAATCCTTCCGGCATGGAGCGATTGGAGCCGGGAATCAGCATCTCGGCCAGCGTAAGCATCAGCGCCGCACGGTAAGCCGGCGGCAACGTTCCCGGTCCTCCGGGCCCACCGATGGGGTCTTGGATGGAGACGAACTGCGAAACCGTCTGCCATAACTGCAAGCGCACTTCTCGGGAGACGTTCGGCACCGGCCAGAAATAAAGCGAACCATCGGGCGCTGAGGGATCGTAGTAGAGGTCGGTCGGAACGCCCGATTGAATTTGTTTGGTTTGCTGCGCCGCCCACCATTGCCGGTCGCGGATGTTCATCGGCAGATCGACCAGGCCCGGCGAGCCTTGATTTAAAAGCAATGCTGCCGATTCGATGCGCACCGGACGCGGCGCGCCATTGGTTGAGAAGGTGGCGAGTCCGCTCGGCCCGATGGTGTGCGGACTCAGATTCGCCACCAGCGAGTAGACACTGAAGGCGTAGGAGAAAACGTAGAACTGCTTGGCCTGCCAGATGTCTGTCAGGTAATTGAATTTCCGCAAGCCCCACTGGGCTTCGTCCGGATTCCGGTTGGCTTCCTCGCCCGGTGCCCACGCGCCGATTTCAATGAAGGCGTCGTTGACGATATTGAACACCTTGTAGGAAAGAGGTGCGGGAGGATTAACTGGCGGTCCGATGGGCATGGGGATAATCTAGCTTTCGTCCGCCTCGTCCATCGCCGCCAACTCTTCCGCGCTCATCTCTTCTTCGCGCTTGGGGGCGTGCTCGGCCACGGCGGCAATTCCGGCGCGCGTGATCTTCGAGTAATCGTGAGCGGGTGAAGGCTTCAGTTCGAAACCGCGCTTCAGCGCGGCTTTCTGTTCTTTCTCGGCGTTCGGACCGGCGGCAATGTGAAGGACTCTCCCCGTCTCGTGGTGATAGAGCACTTTGGGAAATTCGTTTTTGGGGTCGTGCGGGTTGTAGGGACGCCGCGGCGGATTGTTGATGTCGGTGATTTCGACGGTCGGTTGATCGACCGAGAAGCTGTTGCGGACGGTTTGCGCTGGTGACATGGATTCCTCGAAAAGGGCTGCGAGATTTTCGGTCTGCTGTTCTTGTTGTAGTTCTTGTTGCTTCTGTTCTAAAAGCTGCTTGCGGGTGGCGGTGTCGCGGGGCACGCCTTCAATGTCGAATTCGAGCGGCCAGCGTTCGCGGCGGGCTTTGCGGCTGGCTTCATTCAGGGGCATTGCTTTGAAAAAGGGGAGCGAGGCAGGTTTTCCCCGCTCCCTTGGGCAAAGAAGAAAAACGTGAAGCTAGTACAGTTCCCAGACCGGACCAACGACCGTGGTGAACGTCGTGGGCACCGTGAAACTGGCGGCGATAGT